CAGCAGCACTACACTATATGAACACTATTCCCCAACCATTCTCAGCACTTTTGTAATACTTAACTGCTAAACCATACCCCCCTTCGTGATAATCACACCCACCCCATAAATTTTTTAAAAAATTTAAAATAACCTCTTGTCCAAGATTGGACATAGCAGAAAGAAAAAAACCCCCGGCCATTTCTGACAGGGGGTATTAACAGTTGGGTCACAACTGAGGAGAAGCAACGAAGCAACTGCTTGCAACATTACCTGCAAATAGTATACACTCCGCGCATCGCAGGTACAAGGGACTTATGCGCCAATGTTAGAACACCTTATTGAATTTGAACCCGAAGTGGTCACCCACTCTGGTAAACCTACGCCGCTTGAAAAAGAACATCCGGCGGACGTAGTCGACGCTAAAGTAAACACGGTCGAGTGGCTCAAAGGTTTGGGAGCCGCTGACACAGATACCGTGGTCAACCAAGCCGAAGTCCAAGCGGCGCGGGCATCTTTCACAAACCTCATCTCTTCCGCGCCAGCAGAAATCACGCACGACCATCTCACCCAGATCAAAACGCCTGCTGCGGTGCAGCATCTGGTGGGCATGCTGACTGCCTACGACTGGGAATTTGTACAGCAAGCCAAAGAACTGCGCGGGTACACTGTGGCCAAGCTGTTGGAAGAATGTGAACACCCCAACGCCAACATCCGCTTGAAAGCACTGGGCCTCTTGGGCAAGGTCACGGAAGTCGGGCTGTTCACCGACAAGATCGAGGTCAAGAAGACAGACCTGACCGACGAAGAAATCGACAAAAAGCTCAAGGACAAGCTGGCCAAGTTCATGGGCGTGACCGACGCTGAACCCATTGAAGACATAGAAGTTAGCACCCCCTTACCGGTTACCCCCTATGAATCTTGAAAGTCTAACGTTAAACATTGGGGAAATACAGGCGATTCAGCGCGCCCTCCCCACCATGAGTCTCAAGGAAAAGATTGAACTCATGGATATGTTGGAGGAACGGGAGAAGCGGTATTCGTTGGTGGCCGGGCGCACGGACATGATTAAGTTTGCCCAGCACGTCTACCCCGGATTCAAGGTCGGGCCGCACCACAGAAAGTTGGCCAAGATATTTCAGGATGTGATTGACGGCAAAAAAAAGCGCGTCATCATCAACATCGCGCCGCGTATGGGTAAGTCGGAGTTCTCCAGCTATCTGTTCCCCGCGTTCTTTCTAGGTAATTTCCCTAATAAGAAAATCATCATGGGAACGCACACGGCATCGCTGTCCGAGGACTTCGGTCGTCGGGTACGAAACCTTATCAACGACGAGCAATACCATGAACTATTCCCTCAAACCCTTGTGGCAGATGACCAGAAAGCTGCTGGAAAGTGGAGTACTGCTGCCGGTGGTCAGTATTACGCTGCTGGTGTTGGCGGTGCTCTCGCTGGTCGCGGAGCTGACCTTTTTGTTATTGACGATCCGCATTCGGAACAAGATGTAAAGGCAAACAGCCGACTGGCGTTTGACACCGCGTGGTCATGGTTTCAGACCGGCCCGTTGCAGCGGCTGATGCCGGGCGGCGGCATCATTGTGGTCATGACACGTTGGGGGCCACTGGACTTGACCGGACGGTTGATCCAGTACCAAGTCAACAACCCAGACTCGCCGCAGTGGGAGATTGTAGAACTCCCAGCCATCTTGAACGAGAACACAGAGAACGAGAAATCGCTCTGGCCAGAGCAGTGGCCGCTGGAGGCCCTCCAGTCAGCCAAGTCCTCAATGGATCCTCGGTACTGGAACGCGCAGTACATGCAGCAGCCTACCTCGGACACGGCGGCGATCATCAGTAGAAAGCACTGGCGCATCTGGCCAAGCGACACACCGCCTGACTGTGAGTACATAATCCAGAGCTGGGACACGGCGCACGAGACAAAGAGCACATCTGACTACAGTGCGTGCACAACATGGGGCGTGTTCTACAACGAGGAAGAGAACAGCAAGGCGCAGGTGATTCTGCTGGACGCGTTCAAAGACAGGATGGCGTTCCCGGAGCTAAAGCAAGTGGCCTTCAAACAATGGACGGAGTGGGAGCCGGATGCGTTCATTGTGGAGAAGAAAGCCGCTGGTGGCCCGCTGATCCAAGAGCTGCGCAACATGGGCATCCCTGTACAAGAATTTACACCCAGCCGTGGAAACGATAAGATGGTGCGTGTCAACGCCGTGGCTGACATGTTTGCTTCCGGGCTGATATGGGCACCTGACACACGCTGGGCACGAGAAGTCATTGAGGAAGTTGCGGCCTTCCCTGTGGGGGAGAACGATGACTACGTGGACACGACCACCCAAGCACTGCTTCGAGTCAGACAAGGTGGCTTCATCAGGATTGACACAGATGAGCCAGACGAACCAAGATTTTTCAAACGCCGATCTGCGGCGTACTACTGAGGATAAATGATGGCTACCAATATTGATAAAGCGCTGTTTCAACAACCCAAGGGCATGGAGGAACTTGCCCAAGATGAAGAGGCAATTGAGATTGAGATCATTGATCCTGAAGCGGTCAATATTGAAATTGGAGACATGGAACTGAGCATTGTTCCCGGAGAAGACGACGAGTTCAACGAGAACTTGGCTGACACACTGGAAGAAGATGTAATCATGGAGATGGCCTCTGACTTGGCCGGAGACATTGAGCAAGACAAGAACTCTCGCAAGGACTGGGAGAAAGCTTATACAGAAGGTTTGAAACTGTTGGGTTTGCAGTACGAAGAACGCACGGAGCCGTGGAACGGCGCGTCTGGCGTGTTTCACCCCATGATTACCGAGGCTGTGGTGCGTTTCCAATCAGAGACCATCACGGAGACATTCCCCGCGCAAGGGCCGGTACGTACAAAAATTCTGGGCAAAGAAACGCCGGACAAGCAAGAAGCTGCTCTGCGTGTCCAAGAAGACATGAACTACGAGTTGACTGAGGTCATGCGTGAGTTCCGCCCCGAGCATGAGCGCATGTTGTGGAGCTTGCCAGCTACCGGCTCAGCGTTCAAAAAGGTGTACTACGACCCGAACCTTGGCCGTCAAGTATCAATATTTGTACCGGCAGAAGACATCATCCTGCCCTACGGCACGACCGACTTGGACACCTGCTACCGCCTGACGCACGTCATGCGCAAGACAAAGAACGAGATCATCAAGCTCCAGAAAGCGGGTTTCTACCGTGACATTGAGCTGCCTGATCCCAGCAGAGAACAAGACAACATCAAGAAGGCCAAGGACAAGGAGACAGGGTTCTCCGACCTGAACGATGACCGATACACGTTGTATGAGGCCCACGTTGACTTGGTGCTCAAAGGCGACGAAGACATGGGCGACGACGATGAGCCGACAGAAATCACAAGGCCATACGTAGTTACCCTAATCAAAGGCTCGAACGATGTTCTGGCCATCCGTAGAAACTGGGAACAGGAAGATCCACTTGAACTTAAACGACAACACTTTGTTCACTATCAATACATCCCGGGTTTTGGAGCTTACGGCTTCGGCCTTTTCCATCTCATTGGAGGGTATGCCAAATCTGCCACGAGTCTCATGCGCCAGCTTATTGACGCAGGCACTCTCTCAAACCTCCCCGGGGGCCTCAAGTCCAGAGGCATGCGCATCAAAGGCGACGACACACCGATTGCACCCGGAGAGTGGCGCGACGTAGATATTGGTTCGGGAGCGTTGCGCGACAGCATCTTGCCCCTGCCATACAAAGAACCCAGCATGGTGCTGGCCGGACTGATGGACAAGATTGTGGAGGAGGGCCGCAGGTTTGCTGCAACCGCCGACATGAAGGTGTCAGACATGTCTGCCCAAGCGCCTGTGGGCACAACACTGGCTCTGTTGGAGCGCCAGCTCAAGGTGATGACGGCAGTTCAAGCCCGTCTGCACTACACATTCAAACAAGAGTTGCGCCTGTTGGCCGCGATCATCCGCGACTACACAGACCCTGCATACGACTACGACCCCATCGACGCGCCGCGTAAAGCCAAGGCTGCTGACTACGACCACGTAGACATCATCCCTGTGAGCGACCCCAACGCAGCAACCATGAGCCAGCGGGTTGTGCAGTACCAAGCTGTGATTCAGATGGCGCAGATGGCTCCAGACATTTACGACTTGCCACAGCTTCACAGGCAGATGTTGGCGGTGCTGGGTATCAAGGATGCCGACAAGCTGGTGCCCCTGCCTGACGACCAGAAACCAAAAGACCCTGTGTCTGAGAACATGGCCGCGTTGCGTTTGGAGCCTATGAAAGCGTTCTTCTACCAAGATCATGAGTCACATATCAAGGTGCACATGATGGCGATGCAAGACCCTATCGTCATGCAGTTGGTTGGCCAGAACCCCAAGGCCCCACAGATTCAAGCAGCCATGATGGCCCACGTTGCCGAGCACGTTGGCTTTGCGTATCGCCAGAAGATTGAGCAACAGATGGGTATGCCACTGCCACCGGAAGACGAGAAGTTGCCGCCAGAAATGGAGATTCAACTCTCCAGCATGATGGCGCAGGCTGCACAACAAGTGCTCCAGCAAAGCCAAGCGCAGCAAGCTCAACAACAGGCTCAGCAGCAACAGCAAGACCCGCTCATCCAGATGCAGCAGCAAGAGTTGCAGATCAAGATGCAGGAGCTGGCGTTGAAGAAACAAGAAGTTGAGGGCAAACTCAGCCTTGAGAACAAACGGTTGGAAGTGGATGCCATGAACAAGGCTGGCCAACTCAAACTACAAAAACAAAATGCCGAGATAACCGCATTTGCAAAAGCTGGGGACATAAAGACCAAGCGCGAACAAATGCAGATGCAGCAACGGAACCAACCACAGGAGAAACCAACTAAATGATCCAAGAATTCGCACGCGTATTGCGCGAAAAATTACGCACCGATATGAACAACTACGCAGATGACTGCGCTGGTGGGGCATGTCGCACTTTTGAAGAGTACCAAAAACTCTGCGGGATTATTCAGGGTCTAGCCCTTGCAGAGCGTTATCTACTTGACCTTGCACAGAAAGTTGAAGAAACCGATGAATGACACCGTTCTAGAACCGGGGCAGTATGCCCTGCCTGAAACAATCCAACCCGTCGAAGCGCCAGCGCAAGACGCAACAAACGAAGAGAAAGCCACGATGCTTCCGACCCCAACGGGCTGGAAACTGCTGTGTGCAGTGCCTGACATCTCTGACAAGATTGATGGAACTGAGCTTGATCTCGTGAAAGCCACAGCTACTTTGCGACAAGAAGAACACGCCACAACGGTTCTGTTTGTTGTCGATGTTGGCCCAGACGCGTACAAAGACGCAACCAAGTTCCCCGCAGGCGCGTGGTGCAAGAAAGGTGACTTTGTTCTCGTTCGTACCTATTCCGGTACGCGATTCAAGATTTTTGGAAAAGAGTTCCGGCTCATCAATGATGACCAAGTGGACGCTGTTGTGCAAGACCCTCGTGGGTTAACCCGCGCTTAAAGGAGCAGATATGGCAGAGCAATATAAGTTCCCCGACGAACTTGAGGACGACAAGAACCAGAAGGTTGAGATTGAAACCGAGGACGATGTCGAAATTGAGATTGTTGATGACACACCTGAAAAGGATCGTGGTCGTCGCCCACTTGATCGGGAAGTAGAAGACCCGACAGACGACGAGATTGAGTCATACACCCAAGGTGCCCAGAAACGCATCAAGGAACTGACCCATGCCCGCCACGACGAACGCCGTGCCAAAGAATCTCTTTTACGGGAGAAGCAAGAACTTGAGCGTCTTGCACAACACTATGTTGAAGAGAATAAAAAGCTTCAACAGTACGTCAGCAGTGGTACAGAGCAGTACGGAGCTATGGCCAAAACAGCCGCAGAGGCGGAGTTGGACAATGCCCGTCGGGAATACAAGGCAGCACAAGAAGCTTTTGACACCGATGCCATCATTGCCGCACAGGAAAAGCTGTTTGAAGCAAAGATGAAGTTGCAACAAGCACAAAATTTTCGTCCACCCGCTTTACAAACTGAAAAATTTGAGGTACAACCGCGTCAACAAGCACCCGAACCGGTGCGAGCTGACGAAAAAACCTTGCGCTGGCAAGCAAAAAACCAGTGGTTTGGCTCAGACGGGTTCGAGGAAGTTACCAGCTTTGCACTAGGGCTGCATCAAAAACTAGTCAACAACGGAGTTGATCCTAGCTCCGATGATTATTTCGAGCAGATTAATGCTCGCGTGAAGTCGAAGTTCCCTGAAGTTTTCGGTGGAAACGAAGACAAGCCAAGGTCGGTTGAGACTCCAAGGCGGCCTTCCTCTGTGGTGGCCCCTGCGTCACGTTCAACAGGGACGAGGAAAATACAGTTAACGCAATCACAAGCTGCGTTGATTAAAAAGTACAACCTTGACCCTAAAAAATACGTTGCTGAAGTTTTAAAACTGGAGAATCAAAATGGCTGAAAACCGCACCCCTCGTGATAATGCGTCACGCGACAAGATACCTGCTCGATACGTGTATAAACCTTCGAGTGCGTTGCCCGATCCTACCCCTGAACCCGGATGGGAGTATCG